GTGGTGTGCAAGCGCCATGACGTAGCCCTTGCCGTAGCCCGCGTCTTCGATCGATTTGAACTGGTGCTCGTCGCAGACGCTCTTCCAAGTCAGCGCCTCGAACCAGTCCAGGCTATCGATCGCGACGACCTTGTAGTCGTGCTTTTCCTTGATCAGCCCATCAAGCGCCTCCATGACGGCGCCGGTCGTCTCGCAGAGATCGAAGCGGTCAACGCCGACGACATCGGCGCCCTCTTCGGTCGGCACGAAAATCGCGTGCTTGCCGCTCCCGGCTGCGAACGTGGTTTTTCCTACGCCCGGTGGGCCGTAGATCAGAATGCGGGGCGGCGCCATTGCCGTGCCGCTGGTTATGTTAAGAGGCATTGTTCTCTCCTTTCGCTCTCTCCAACAATTCAAGAACGACGGCCTCGCGCAGCACCCAAAGCCGCGGCGAACGATCAGCGCGCAAGACCACGATGTCGGCGTCGTCCTGATCAAAGGCGTCGTAAATCAATTTGAAGCCGGAGCCGTTCTTGCGGCGCTTGCATTCGATGCGCAGCCCCTCGACCACAACGTCGCCGGCGAAGTCATCGCCAAGCTGCGCCTTGTGCTGGCCGCTGCCGAACACGCGCTTGGCCTCCAGCCCTGCCGCTTCGGCTGCGACGACGACCTCGCGCTCAAGCTCGTAGCCGCGCTGTTTGTTCCGCGCGCTCATTGCTGCGCCTGCATGAATGCGAGTTGATGGTCGTCGGCTGTGACCTCGCCGCCTGTCTCGCGCATAATGTTTGCGCAGATCTGCGCGCCGGGGCGCATGCGACCGATGGCGTAGTAGTAGACGGCCGGACGGCTGCACCCGAACCGCGAAGCGGCTGCGGTGTAGGTCAGGTTGTTCTCAATCAACCAATCGCGAAGTAGCATTTTCTCTCTTTTTCATTACGTGGCGTAATGTCGGAGAAAGTGCTATCATCCGTTCACAAATTCTGACAACATATAATTTGGCTATATGACCAAAAAAAATTTGTAGCCGATAAAAATGACGGAGGAGGACACACATGGCACAGAACAGAATTGCCGAACTCGCTGCGCGGGCCGGCCTAAAAATACCGGAGCTTGCACGCCTGATAGACGTGAAGGCGCCGACGCTGCGCGTCTACACTCGCGGCGAGCGTGAGCCGCGCCCTGCCCTGGCGGAAAAGATTGCCGAGGCACTGGGCTGCACAGCCAACGAAGTCATGGGCTTTGACACCAACGGCGGTCCACCGCTCAAAGATGTCGGCGAAAACCAAATCCCCGTATACGGCAACGCAGCCGCGGGCTTAGGTGCCGACGTCACCGACGTGAGCAGCCCGGTCGAATACGTTGGTCGCCACCCGCTCATGGCGAGCAGCGCAAACGGCTACGCCGTGTTCGTTGTCGGCACGTCGATGGAGCCGCGTTTTCGTGAAGGTGAGATTGTTTATGTGCGACCGGGCAAGCCACCGCGTAAAGGCGACGACGTGGTCGTACAGATTGAGGACGACAAGTCGCGCAGCGCGATCGTGAAAGAATATGTGAGCGCAGATGACGACGAAGTGACGCTTTGTCAGCATAACCCAGCAAAAGAGATCAAGATTCGGCGTGATAGCGTCTCAGCCATCCATATTGTCTGCGGAACATCCATAACGTAATTTTTTTACTTTACATTTTGTAATGTTTTAAACTAGGCTCTCTCTCCCCACAACGAGGAGAGAGAAAATGTTGCGCTTTGCAACCGAATTTATCGTTTTAGCGGGCTTAATAGCCCTCGCCTATTTCACTATGATTTTTAGCTGCGCCAGCATCGACAGGTGTTTTCTGTGAGCGGCCAGACTGCGCTGCTGGACAAAAAGCGCGCATGTATGGCGCTTTTTGGTTCAGCCAACTCCAACCGCTACAAGCAACTGAAGGCGCTTGCCGCAGCCGGTGAGATCAAGCTGATCGACGGCAAGTGGGTGCCGCGCGCCGAGATCCTCCGCCTCGCGGGAGATCTTGATGACTGAGTGCGAGAACTGTGGCGGCAATCAATACCGCCGCACGTCGAACGGCATGATCGTTCAGTGCGAGTGCATCAGCGACAAAACCTACGACGTGGTCAATCGCCCGGCGCACTACGCGCAGGGCGAGATTGAATGCATTGACGCAATCAAGTCGGCGGTCAAAGACCTCGACGGCTTTGACGCCTACGGCACCGGCACGGTCATCAAATATGTCTGGCGACACGCACACAAAAACGGCGTCGAAGATCTGCGCAAGGCGCGCTGGTTTCTCGACGTGATGATTGAGGAAATGAAAAATGCCAAATGATCTGAACGATGCATGGCGCTTCCGCCACTCCAAAATAATTGCCGCGCCAGCGGAGAAGGCGGAGCAGATGCGCGCGCCTGACGTGGATTTTGGCGGTCAGTTCGAGGACGACCCCCGCGCGGAGCGCGAGGGCGGAAAATTAAGCCTAGTGACGCAGCAACGTCTGCTCGCTCACGCCATCGCCCGGACGACGAGACGATGACCGCGAGGTAATTACCTGGACGTCATCGACGTCTACAAACAGATCAGCGGCGCGGAGGGCAAAATCCTCCGCGTCGTTTTTTGTGGGGAATTCATGCGCGATACATGCTTCGTCATCTGGAAACGTGATCGTGACGTCGTACACGTCACCTTCGTCGTGCAATTTGATTGTGATCATAAAAAAACTCCCTTTCGTGCGACGATAACGCCACAACGAAAGGGAGAATTATATCAGCAAATTGCCAAGCATTTTGCCAAACATTTTGAGAACTATTTTTCTTTAAATTCCTCCACTGGCCGCATGGTCATTTCTGGATATGGGTCAAAAATAGACCAGCCAAGGCGTGATTTTCTTATGCAGTCTTGCGCTTCGATCTCGTCGATACGCTCGCGCAAGCCTTGGGTAAATTTGTTGTGCTTGTTCGAGTTGTCGCAAATCACCTTATAGTATTGATAGGTGAACGCTTCGAACATGACGACAAACAGCCGCGTCGGTCGAACCAATTTTTGACGCCCGTCATCTCCCTCCATCGCTTCCAGGTTTAGGTAACCCGCTGCTTGGGCCTCGGCCAACAGCCTGTTGAAGCGGCTGTCGGGAACGGTGGAGCAAGTGGTTTTCAACTCCTGCCGGGTCAGCCAGTAGCCACGGTGCCAAGCCTCATTTACTGCGTAGCAAATTTCCGACGCAAAGCGGTTCTGGAACCAGAATTTTCGCGGCGCCGGGGCGTCAATGGCCCACGCCTGCTCCAGCCACCACAATCGCGCTTCGCTGTAAGCAGCCATAAATTCGCGATACTCACTGAACTCTGACTGTTGCTGCAGCGGGATGTCGTAGCCCTCTATCGTCTTCCATTTCACGTCCCCTTCCACGCTCGGAATTTTTTTAGCCATGCTCTCTCTCCTTATATGTCAAACGCTGCGGTCATCTTGTCTGCCAGCGTCTTGTCGCGCCGTGGATCAGACAACCAATGTGCGTACTGCTTGCGCGTAAAATCGATGGACGTGTGTCCAAGAAACTGCGTGATTTGCGCGTCGGTGTAGTCCGTTTCGAAAAGCAAAACAGAAGCGAAGAAGTGGCGCAAATCATGCCAGCGAATTGGCTCGATGCCTGCGGCAACGCAAGCCGGGTGCAGACCGCGCTTCCGCCAGTTGTTCACGTCGGCCATGTTCCCGGCAAGCGTTGGAAATACCAGCCCGCGCGTCCGCTGTTCCAGCGGCTGTGCCAGCTTCCACTCTTTGAGATCCTGCACCAGCGGCGCCGGCAACGGGATCGATCGGATGCCCGCCTTCGTCTTCACGGACCCCAAGGCGCCGGATTTGTCGCGCGCCTCCGTCACATGATAAACGGCGCCGTCTAAATCCAAGTTATCCCAGCCGCAGGCTATCTGCTCGCCAGCGCGGACGCCGGTATAGGCAGCGAACTTGATGCGCAACGCATAGTCACCAGCGTTCGCGATAATCGCCGCAATGTCCTCGCGGCTGATGCGGGGCGGCGGCTTGTGTTCGATCTTGCGTTTCGGCAGATCAACCTCGCGGCACGGATTGGCCCGCGCCCACTTGCGCTTGACGCAATACTTCAGAAGCTGACGCAGGGTGTCGTACCGCTGAAGGCCGGTCGCGTGCGCTTGCCGGAACAAGGCGGAGACAACGCGCTCTTCGATGTAGCCCGCGTCGATATCGATAATCTTATGCAAGCGCAGCCCCGGAACATTATCCAACAGAAACTGGATGTTGCGTCGATGCGTCACCAAGCGGTCTGCCGACAAATCGCCAGCCTTGTACTTCGCGTTGAGGAAAGACTGAAACGCTTTCTTTGCATCGCCAAAATTTGGGTTCGACGTACGCGGGATGTAGACGCCGTTCTGCTTGTCGGCGTAGGCTTGGTCGCGAGCGTGGATAGCCTCTTCCATCGTGTAGTGCGTTTCGCGGCCCCCGCCGATCTCGCGCAGGTCTAGAATGTACTTGCCATCGCGGCGCGTGATCTTCTCTGATTTCTTCATGCTCTCTCTCCTATTTGCAACGGTGCTGACGGCACCGCTCGCGGTAGTCGTCCACAGCCTCGTCGAATGTCTTGAAATAGTCCCCACGCAACTCGTAGCCGTCGTCGCGCAGATACAAAGTCGCAAACGGCGCGTAGCTGTGGCCCGTTTTGCACAATGCAATCTTGGCCTTGTCACGGCGAACGGGGCGGGCGTCGATGATGTCGTAAGCCATCTCTCTCTCCTCAATCTGCGGATGCCCAGTCCGTGGGTCATCCTTCGTTATTACATATAGTAACATATTGTTACGTTACAAGGTCGAAAAATAACTTTCTGACCTACGGATTATGTTGAGGGATTTTTTTTTGGCACTAGAACGCGAAAAACCCCCCGATTTCAAAATCGAGGGGCTCTAAAAAAACGGCTAAGTGTTTGATTTTAAATGGCGCGCCCGGAGGGATTCGAACCCCCGACCTGCGGATTAGAAGAGCGTTCAACGCTCAAAAAATACCAATTAAAACCAAGGTCTTAGCGTGTAAGCCTCAATTCCAAAATCAAGAATTGTTCTACAGTGACAAAAGCGAACACGCAATGAGAAAATTTTACATTAAATTTTTGGCAGCGGGTCGTTCGATTCCGTAGGTCGCTTCCGGTTGGCGTGAAAATTGTGATCGGTCACGAACACCGTGCGTTCGATAGGATCGACATACACCATCTCGACGCCCAGCGCCTTCTGGAGTTCCGATCTTGGCCGGTGTATCCGCGCGCTGCGATTGCGTCCGGGGTTCGTCCTACCCGCATCCTTTTTAACTTGGATCAATCGCGCGCCGTCTTCGTTCACGATGATTAAGTCGATCGGGCTGCTACCTTGCGACGCCGGAAAAACCCAATACCCCTGGCGCATAAAATGTTCAGCGCAAATCAATTCACAGACGTCGCCGTCGAT